TGTAAGCACCTTGCTGGACTGAAGGCTGGTTGAATGAACCAGAGTAGTCAGACCATTGAGCGTTAACAAACTGAGCGCCCTGAACGGGAACGGTTACAGATGAAACACCACCAGAAGCAGTTTGACTGTTTGCAATCAAAGCCGCCATCAAGGGCGTAGAGTTATAAAGTTGTACGACCAGCTTCGGGATAAACGCACGCCGTGTAACGTAAGTTAACTCGGTGTACTGTGTACTACCCGTTGCTGGAACGATACCGCCACCTATAGGCATAGTTATCTCCTAGAAAAAAATCCCCTGCTTACAAACCAATGGGTCGTGGATTTCTCCGCAACTCATTGAGCGCTTTCGAGGCTTCATCCCGTGCTGCCGTTTCTGCCTCTGGCACTTATGGCAACATCAGCCGTTCTGCATACACTTGGTGGCAATCAAAGGCTTACACAGCCGGTAACGTCAACCCAACTCGTCAAAACATCTTGCAATACATTTCTGGTACTGTGAAAAACAGCGCTGAAGTGCCTTCTTTTGGTGTTTGCGGATTTGGTACTTGGACATTACTTGCTCAAGACTTTGTTGGTCAAGAACAATATGTAATCACACCCGGTCACGGTTTTGATGGTGATGCTAACGGTCCTCAAGCCGCTTTCCGCGCTTTGATGGTTGCTGGTGTTCCAATCTATCCAGACCCATACTGTCCAGAAGGTACTGTGTACTTCCTGAACACTAACTATCTCTCGCTCTATGTCCATGAGCAAGGTTCGTTTGTGTTTACAGGATTTGAGTCCACACTCCCGAACTGGCAAATTGGTTATGTTGGTGCTGTACTGATGATTGCGGAAATGGTTTCGACTAAGCCAAAATCTATGTCAGTAGTGTCCGGTTACAACTCTTTGACACTATAAGGAGCAATAAACCATGTCATTAAGCACAAACAAAATCATTCTTGCCGCAGCGCAAACCAACACGGCTGGCGCGTATTTCTTAACCACAACCATCACGTCTACTAGCACCGGCAACGGTACTGTTATTCCTGCTGGTGTGTATATCATGTTCCCACAAGCAAACACTTCTGTGATTGCCTATAACGGTGCATCTAACGTAACTGTTTCGGCAGCTAACGTTGGCGGCGTTATCATCTCTGATGGTGTGAACGTATATGCTAAGTCTACGCAATCTGCTGATACTGTTACTCTGCTAGCGACCAATGGTGGTCAAGCAGTCGGTAGCACTTACGTCAGTTAAGGAGACACTATGGCTAATCCAGATTCAGTCGGTCAAAACACCCCAGAAAGTTTCGGCACTTATGCGATTGCCTCGGCTCAAGGCGTATCTTTGGCGGCTACTGGTAACGCTGTTGTTGCCCTTCCCATCCTTCGGGGTGGTCTTACTGCTGGAAACAGCGTAGCAACTTCTGGTGCAGTCATTGTTCGTAGAGTAACTATTCAGAACCCAAGCGCAAGCGTGGCTACTGGAAACATTACTATCTTTACGAGCAATGATGGAAACACCAGCAACATTGTTGCAAACGCTGTTACTTTAAGCAGTTTGTCGGCTACTGGAACATTCCAAGACATCGCGCTAACCACGGGTGGCAATGTGATTGTTTCAGGCTACAACGCGCAAGCCTTGTATGTGAAAGTCGGTACTGCCGTTGCTGGCACAGTCGATGTTCGCGTATACGGTGACACAGTAAACTTCTAAGCTATGCAAACCCTATATGTGACAAACAAGTGGGAAAAACCCATAACATTTAACTACGAGTTCAAGCCGTATACCTTCCCTGTAGGGGAAACGGTGGAAGCTCCGGAAGATGCCGTTTGTCACATATTTGGTCATGGTGACCCAAATAAAGAAAGTTACATGGCGAGGCTGTCGCTAATTCAAACAAGAAATGACATTCCTGAAGGATTAAAAATCTTGTCTAAATTTGAAATCTCTGACAGACCGCCTGTGAAAAACCACTTGTTATCCCCGGTGGTTGAGCGAGTACCTCTGCCTTCTAAGAAGGTAGGGGGAAAAGTCAACTCTGAACACGATGGATAACGCATGGCTCAAACACTCCAAAGCTATATCACGCAAGTTAGATATTTGCTCCATGACGCGCAATCTAACTTTTACACTAATGACCAGCTAACAGGCTACATCAATAGTGCGCGTGAGCGTGTCGTGCGCGACACAGGATGTTTGAGAACGGTGCAAGTAACCCAAGCGCCAGCACCTCCGGTATCGGGTGGCAATAACCCAGTCATTTGGTCTAGCGGTCTTGTTGTTACTACTAACCAATATGTCTTTTCTAATATCTTTATTTACAAGATTATTGTGGGTGGAACTCTGGGTGCTGAAGTTCCTCCTTATCCTTCTGCTGATTATGTCTATCCCCCATCAGGCACTTTGACCCTGACAGACAGCGCAGTAACCTATCAGTATGTTGCGCCATGCGAAGTTATTAACTTTGCTGCCTTGCCATCAGGTTTGCAGACGCTTGATATTTTGAACGTAAACATTTATTGGGGAAACTCAAGAATTCCATTACGATATTTGCCTTGGACGCAATTTAACGCTCAGTTGCGTTACTATCAAAACTATATCGGTAGACCAATTGCTTTTAGCATTTTTGGTCAATCTCAAATTTATATTGGACCAATTCCAGACCAAGCCTATGTAGCTGAGTTGGACACGGTTATTTTGCCAACTACTATGGTTAATCTGAATGATACAGATACCATCAATGAACCATACGATACGGTTGTTCAGTTCTATGCGGCTCATCTTGCCAAATACTACGAACAGTCTTTTGGTGAAGCTGAGATTTATTTGCAGCAGTACAAGCAAAAAGCCCAATCGGTTCTGACATCCACTTTCACCCGAAGGATTCCAGACCCCTACTCAACACCGTTTTAATCATGGCAGCCGCAGAGCAAAAAAAATCTTACGAGGTTGTCAAACAGTTCAAGGGTGTAAACACCAAGGCGAACAGAACAGCTATTGGTGATGACGAGTTCTTTTGGCTTGAGAACGCTATGCCTATTGGCTATGGCAATATTAAGATTACGCCTACCTATTCCAATGTAGGAAGCGTTACCTTTTCCAATACCGTAACTTTTTACTGTTCAGCCAATATTGGCTTGATTGATTATTTGGTTGCATTTCAGGCAAACGGCTCGGCTGAGTTTGTGCGCTTGGATACAAATGTTAGAGGAACTATTGCTTCTTCTGGAACATTTAGCGCATCAGGGGTCAACATCTCCCAATGGAAAAATGACCGTGTTCTTATTGCTGACCCTGCAAAGGGTTACTTTACTTGGGATGGAATAGACCTAATCTTTATTGGTGCTATTGGGCAAGTCGGAATTGTTCAACCGGGTTCAGGCTACACCTCTGCGCCAGCAGTTATTATTTCTGCCCCCAATACAGCTAATGGTGTACAAGCTACGGCTGTAGCCACTATTACGGCTAATACAGTATCTTCTATCACAATTATAGAAGCAGGAACAGGCTACACAAGCTCTCCTACTATCACATTCAATGGTGGTGGTGGTTCTGGTGCTAATGCAATAGCGGGAATTACTACATTTGCAACAGGAACAGTCTCAGTCTTAGTGACTGCTGGTGGCACGGGTTATGTAATTATCAGTTACTTCCTGGCTTCTGGTAATGAAGGTGTTGACGACTAAATAGACGATTACTCGTTAGACGATTACCCGTAACGTCTTTAATAGAACATACGGCAATGGGGGTGAGAAGCCCCCTCTTTCTTTCTATTCCAAGTATACGGGGTACTCGTTAATGGACATTCAACAACTTTTTATCGCTCTATTGGCGCTCACCACAGGTATCTTAGGGTGGTTTTCCCGCACATTATGGGACGCAGTAGTTAAATTAAAAGAAGATTTGGCAAAGCTTGAAGTAAAAATTGGTACGGATTATGTTCGATATGACCGACTTCAGGATGCTCTTAAACCCATCATGGAAGCCCTACGGGAAATCCAAGAAACTGTTAAACAAAAGGCGGATAAACCATGATTTCCTCAAGTAATTCCTCAGACCTTAAAATTGCCTCAGCACTCATTGCTACTGGGCGTAATCGTATCAACGCCATTACTTTCTTAGGAGATGGTACTAATGCCTCAACTTTAGTTGTATATGACAATACGGCTGGATCAGGTAAAGTTCTTGCTAAGTTAGTTAATAAAGCCACTGATCAACAGAACCACGTTATCTTTACTAACCCAGTGTACTGTGAAAATGGTATTTATGGTGCGTTAGCTGGTACTGGTGGTAACTACATTGTCTACTACGGAGCTTAATTATGGCACGTCAAATTAATGGACATGTAGGGAACTTCTCTACAAGTACAGAACTAGTTAGTAAATTTCCTCCCGCAGAGTATATGGGTTGTAGTGCTAATGTAGGCACTACAGCTCCTTACATTAAATACTGGTGTGATGGTCAAACATGGGCAGGAGTAGATGCTGCGGCAATCCAATCCCTGGTGTCAAAGGGTGGGATTCGTCTGCCAGCCGCAGCAAACGCTGTTTTCACCAGCTACGGCGTGTCGGCTGCTGGAGGCGCGTGGGGCAACACTTGCGCGACAAACATCATTGTCGGGCTCACCAGCGCTACCACGGCGTTGAGCAACGAGGTCAGCGGCTTTGAGACCTACACCCGCAAAGTAACGATCAGTTCTGCCGCATCTGAGGTGCGATTCAACAGCGCAAACTTCACGACCGATCCGGTCGAGAAGGCGCTTGCA